CTCAAGGTGGCGTTAGACGCGCTTCAAGGCGTGATTATCGAAAACGATAATCAGGTTGAGGAAATACATGCTAGTTATGGCGTACCAACACAGAACGGCGGATTGATAGTTGAAGTAACAAGGATTAAAGATGCAAAGGTATAAGTCAGAATATCAACCGACGTGGAAACTGATTTCAAAGACACCGCCACCAACGGGAACCAAGATATTATTAAGAATGAAATACGGCACAGCAGTTATAGGCCAGTATTATGAAGAAGGCGGTTTTACTCATTGGTGTGGTTTACCTAAACTGAGCGGCGACGACAAGCATGACATGGTGGGGTGAGATGGGTATCAGGCGAGAAGTAACAGGGAAAGTATTCGGTAGCTGGCGAATACTTCATGACGTTGAATCGAAACACAACACTCGCTGCGTGTCGGCTCAGTGTGCTTGCGGCACGATCCGAACATCGTACTTGCACAACTTGACGTCAGGCCGCTCAACCTCATGCGGCTGTCAGCAGAAGGTAAAGTGTAGTAAATTTATGAAACAATACTGGCAAAACAAAAAAGGGGAATAAGTATGGAATTACGTGACTATCAATTTTTGGCAAACAGAACGGCAAAGGACTTAGGTTTTAAGGATGGCTTAATTCATGCCGCCCTTGGCTTAACGGGGGAGGCCGGCGAGTTCGCTGACGCTGTAAAGCGCGTGGCGATTTATGAAGGCGCTCCGAACCGCCAGCACATGATTGAAGAACTTGGGGATATTTTGTGGTATGTTGCTTACGCGTGTGAGGTTTTAGGGGAGCCGTTAGAAATCATAGCAAGAGATAACATCGAAAAGCTGAAAAAGCGTTATCCTGAGGCTTACAGCGACTTTAACGCGCATGCGAGGTTAGATAAATGATGAAGGCAGATGCAAACCAGGTTGGCGGATTGCATTACAACCGAATGGAAATCCAACCATGGACAGCAATGGAGTCATGGTTTACGCCCGAGCAGTTAGCTGGCTTTTTGCGCGGCAACGCAATTAAATACCTAGCACGCGCTGGCAAAAAAGGTGACGCGATTGAGGATATAAAAAAGGCGCAACACTATCTTGATAAGCTGATTGAGGTCATGGAATCTGGCCATGGTTAAAGGTGTCGAAAAGATTTGTGCAACGTGTGAGTTTTATGGTTACGATAGATTTGATACTTTTAGCGGTATTTGCACTCTTAATTGTGGTTCAGCTGAAGAATCAATAGTTGAGCCAACGGACTCTTGTGAGCGGTGGTTAGCGATTCAGAATGTTCAAAGTGAAAAATTATGAAAAAAGGAAAAGGCAACCCAAATCCTGTTTCAAGGGCTGGAAAGCCTAATAAAGCAACTTCAGCAGCCCGCGAAGCAATAGCGATGTTTGTGGATAACAACGCGCATCGGCTTGAGGGCTGGTTAGATGAGGTGGCGCAACAAAATCCAGAGAAGGCGTTTCAGCTATTCCAGTCTGTCGTCGAGTACCACGTCCCCAAGCTGGCGCGAACTGAACAGACGCTGACCGGCGCGGACGGTGGGCCGGTTGAGCATTCGGTTCAGATAAAATTTGGTGAATAAAGTATAATGTTTTGCAACGCGGCAGGGAGGCATCCCGTCAGATTTTCGCAACTGACAGCCGCGTTTTTATTTGCGAACCTTAGCGAGAGGAATTCAATGATTACGCAAGAACGACTGAAAGAGCTGTTTGATTATAAGAATGGATTTTTAATCAACAAGGTGTCTCGATGCTCTACATCACCTGTCGGCAGAATTAGCCAAAGAACGCGAACTAACGGCTATAGCGGCACGTTTGTTGATGGCACTGAGTACGCTACTCATCGCCTCATTTGGCTCTATTTCACTGGCTTACATCCTAATGGCGACATTGACCATATCAATGGGGTACGATCAGATAATCGTTTTGAAAATCTTCGAGAAGCGACTCGTGCGCAAAACATGCAAAACGAAAAACGCGCAAGACGCACAAATAAATGTGGCCTGTTGGGCGTTTCATTGCATGGCACAAGATGGAGGGCGCAAATCGTAATTGATGGAAAACGAATTGGTTTAGGATCGTATGCAACGCCAGAGCAGGCGCATGAAGTATATTTGGCAAAAAAGAAAGAACTTCATCCATTCCAAACAATAGCCTGATGGAAACAATCGCACACTTTCCACCGAAGATGCGGCCATTGTTTGAGCCGCATCGCTACAAAGTCTTTCATGGCGGCAGAGGCTCAGGGAAATCCTGGGCTTTTGCTCGCGCCCTGTTGATTAAATCAGTAGAAAAAAAACTTAGAATTCTTTGCTGTAGAGAAGTACAAAAATCTATTAAACAATCAGTTCATCAACTTTTGGTAGACCAAATACAAGAGTTGGGTTTTGGTTATTTGTTTGACGTTACAGACATAGCAATCCGCGGCAAAAACGGATCGGAATTTTATTTTTCTGGTTTAGCGACTCACACGGTAGAAAGCGTCAAAAGTTACGAAGGCGTTGATCGTGTATGGTTAGAGGAATCACAAAATATCAGCAAAAAATCACTTGATATTTTAATTCCAACTATCAGGAAACCAGGATCAGAAATATGGCTTTCATTAAATCCAAACCTTGAAACGGATGAGGTGTATCAACGTTTTGTTGTGCAGCCGCCGGATGATTGCGTTGTGGTGCAAGTGAATTATGACGATAACAAATGGTTTCCAGAAGTCTTAGAAAAAGAAAGGCTACACTGCAAGAAATACAGACCGAAAGAATATGAAAACATATGGGAAGGCAAGCCGCTGATAGTGGCTGAAGGCGCAATTTACGCTGATGAGTTTCAAGAGATGGTGGATCAGCATCGAATCAATCTGGTAACTCATGATCCCATGCTCAAGGCGCATTGCATCTTCGATTTGGGCTGGAACGACGCGATGACTATCATCGTGGCGCAACGCGCAGGCTCAGAAATTCGCATTATTGATTACATTCAAGAGTCATTCCACACGCTAGACTGGTACTCAAACGAACTTAAGAAGCGCCCTTATAACTGGGGCAAATTGTGGCTTCCTCATGACGGCGTTACAAAAGACTATAAGACCGGCAAAAGCGCACTAGACATAATGACGGCGCTCGGCTGGAACTGCGAGATCATTCCGATTGGCGAAGTCGAACACGGCATACGGCTGGCGCGTATGTTGTTTCCTCGTCTTTGGATGGACAAAGAGAAAACAACACTCCTGCAAGAGTGCTTAAAGCGTTACAGACGAGCAATCAATTCAACGACAGGCCAGCCAACCGGCCCATTGCATGATGAGTATTCACACGGCGCTGATGCGTTTAGATACCTTGCGACGTGTGTGGATATGTTGAAAAATGATAATATAATTAAAAGACGACGCGCTGACGATTATCGTACCGGCGACTGGATGAGTTAACACAGGAATCCCAATGGCAAACCTTGACACTGACAGCATTTACAACTCACTCGGCCTTGGCGCTGATACCGACGTGGACGATACTGACCAAGAAACGCTAAGAGAAATACGCCAGCGGTTTAGCGACGCGGTGGAGTTTAGCGCGACTGTCAGACAAGAAATGCTCAATGACATTCGGTTTGCAAGGCTCGGCGATCAGTGGAGCGAATCGGCCAAGTACGACAGAAATAGGCCAGGCAAAGAGCGCCCCATGCTCGTTGTCAATCGGCTCCTACAATTCCGCGATAGAGTGGTAAACGAGATAAGGCAAAACACGCCAAGCATTAGAATCAGGCCGGTAAACGATGGCGCAGACCAAGAAACCGCCGAAGTGTTGATGGGACTGGTTCACCACATACAAGACAATTCTAATGCCAGTATTGCGTACGACACCGCCGTCGAGTGGCAGGTTGACGCTGGTTTAGGTTATTTCAGAGTGCGGAATGATTATGTGGACGATACTTCATTCGATCAGGATATATTTATAGACCGCATCCCTGACCCGATGAAGGTTTACTTTGACCCACACAGCAAACAGCCTGACGGCTCAGATGCTGAATGGTGCATCATAGCCGAGGAAATCAGCAAGGATGAATTCAGGCGCATGTATCCCGATGTGGATGAAACCTCATTTGAGGCCGCTGGAAATGGGGACATGCAAGGTTGGTATACCAAGGATTCTGTACGCATTGCAGAGTATTACTATCTTGAGTACGACGAGGCGCAGGAAATATACGACGAGGAAACAGGGCGCTCTCGCACGATACAGCCTAAGCGTTGCATGTGGTGCAAAGTTACCGGAAACAAGGTGCTTGAGCGTACCGAACTACCGACTAAATACATTCCAGTTGTGCCAGTCATTGGTCATGAAATATGGGTTCAGGGTAAACGCTATTTGTCCGGCTTGATTCGTAACGCCAAGGACGCACAGCGCCTGTACAACTACTACTTGAGCGCCAACGCGGAAAATGTAGCACTCGCACCTAAAGCACCATTTATTGGCGTTGCTGGTCAGTTTGAGACTGACCCGAATTGGGGCAGGGCGAACAAGGAAAGCGTGGCTTATTTGGAATATGATCCGGTCAGCATCGCAGGAACGCCAGTCGGCGCACCTCAACGCGCTATGCCGCCGCAAGCAAGCAGCGCAATTATGGACGCAATCCGATTGGCTGAAAATGACATTATGCAGTCAATGGGCATTTATCAGCCGTCACTTGGCGCTCAGTCTAATGAAACGTCAGGCCGCGCACTGCTACTCAGACAAAAGCAATCTGAAACCGGCAACTTCCACTACCAAGATAATCTTAACCGCTCAATCAGGCATTGCGGTCGAATCATCGTTGATATGATTCCAAAAGTATACGATCGGCCTCGCGTTGCTCGCATACTTGGCGAGGATGGTACACCGCGCACTGTTAACCTTGATCCTAATCTACCGCAGGCTTCAGCCAACACTGATAACCCTGCAATAGATTCAATTTATAATCCTACGATTGGTCAGTATGACGTGGTGTGCGATTCAGGCCCGAGCTATGCTACTAAGCGCGATGAAGCGGCCAATATGATGTTGGCGCTAACTCAAGCTAATCCCGCACTGTTCCAGTCTATTGGCGATCTCATGATGAAAAACATGGATTGGCCTGGCGCAGAGGAAATATCTAAACGGCTTCAGATGTTATTGCCTCCGCAGTTACAGCAAATAGCTGGCGGTGACAAGGTAGATCCGCAAGTTATGCAGGCTCAGCAAATGATTGAACAGATGGCTGACCAAATGGAACAGATGAGCGCAGAAATGCAGCAGTTACGCGATCAGCGTGCCATTTTGCTGCAAGAAAAGGAACGCGAGTGGTTCGATTCTGAAACGAAACGGATGGAAGTTGAAGGTAAAATAATGATGACCGACAGCCAGTTGCAAGCGGCTGTACGTGAAAACATCATGCTCATGATGGGCATCGGCACTCAACAATCATTGGAGCAGCAGCCGGAATTTGAGCGGATGGAAGCGCAACTGGAACAGCCAGTACAAAAGCCACAACCACAAGGCGGCGGCGCTCCGTCACCGGCTAGAGGTGCTGGCAGCATGACACGCGAGGCCGATACAGAAGCACTTACCGGCGAAGCAAAACCTGGCGAGTCTGAATAAGTTTACAACACAGGGGATAACATAATGGCAGACGAAAATGCAGTATTTGAGACAGTAGACGATAATCTAACAACGGAAACCGTAGAAGATGCGGCGAGTGATCCGTCAGAACTTGAATCGGAATCACTAGAACAAGATCAGGCTAACGAGGAATCATTAGCAGACGCTGACGATTCAAAAAAAGACCCGTGGTACAAGCGGCGCATTGATGAACTGACCCGAGACAAGCACGAGGCCAGACGACAGGCCGAGCGGCTTGAAAAGATACTTGAGCAACAAGAGTCAATGATGCGTCAGTACATGCCGCAGACGGCTCCTGAGCCTCAAGGACTCATGCCGCCTGACCCGTCGCAGTTTGCTGGCGGTCAGTACGATCCGCGTTACATTGATGCGATGATGCAGTACACGCGCGAGTCAGCGATTCAAGAAGCAAGGCAGGCAGTTGCGGCGGAATATCAACAGCGCGAACAAGCGCAAGCAGCAGCGCAGGCTCAGGCTCGATTGGTTGAAGCGGAAGCCTCCACAAGAGCAAAACACGCGGATTATGACGCAGTGATTGAGCAAATTACATCCGATCCTAGACTAGCCAATAACCCAACGATTCGCCAAGCATTGTTGGGTCTGGATAA